CGGTGCAAAAGCAACTGGTTTCAAATCAATGGTTGTGGCACAGTTTACTGGACTGTCACTACAGAAAGATGATAGAGCATTCGTAAGATATAATCAGTCAACTGGTAGTTATGATGTGGCGACTGCAGGGGACGGTGCACACTTAGATGGATTTGCTGAGTATAGAAAGGGATGGGGACATGAACATATCAAGTGTTCTAATGACTCATTCATACAGGCAGTTTCTGTGTTCGCTGTGGGATATCAAGGTCACTTCACTGCACTAAGCGGTGGTGATATGTCAATCACCAACTCTAACTCTAACTTTGGTAACACTGCTCTTAGATCAGCAGGTTTCAAAGCAAAATCATTCTCAAAAGATAAAGCAGGGGCAATAACTCATATCATTCCACCAAAAGCATTAAATGTTATTGCTACAAGTATAGCAGCAGGTGGAACTGCAGGTAGTCAAACTATCACACTAGCAAATGACGGGTCAGTCAACGGGGTTATCCAAGGTATGACTGTAACTGGTGCAGGTATTGCTGCAGGTACGACTGTAGCATCAGTCAATACAAACACTAGAGCAATCACACTATCTGCTGCACTTACAGACGTTGCAGTCAATATAGTTTTTGGTGAAGAAACATCTGTAAACTGGGTCAATATTGATATACAAAGAACTAAAACTATTAACGCATCACTTGCAGGACAAGGATTACAACCAGGATCAAGACTATACTTATATGGTTACACAACTGAAGCATCACCACCAACATCAAGAGTACAGGGTTTTACAATCGGTGCTAGACAAGATGGTACAGGTGCTAGTGCAGTTCCAGATAAGATAAACTGTTTACTTGTAGCAAACGGTGCTACTGCTGCAACTACACAGTCAGCATCTATATCACCATACGGACCTAATGTATCAGGAAAATCACCTGGTGAAGCAGGATCACCGATCCAGTTTGATAGCACACAATATACAATCGGTGGTGTAGCAGGACAAGTTGGTGGTTGGTATCTATCAGTCATGGCTGATACAACAGGAAATAATGCAAATGAAATTTATAGTACATTATCAAATAATACACAATATAATACTGTAAACTTTACACCAAGCACATTTATTAAGAGGATCCCCGATCCTCGTGACTTACAAGATAGAACCTATCGTATAAGATATGTGATTGATAAGGATAAAACTAATCCTCTACCTAGAGATCCTATCTCTGGTTTCGTATTACAACCTCTGAATAGTGATACCACATCATTTAACTTACAAAGATGTTTTTACATATATGATATTGAAGTTGTTCAAGCATTTGAAAGAGGTGTAGCAGATGGTATTTACTATCTAACTTTATTATGCGGGTCTATTGCACCAAGTGCAACCAACTTCGACAATAGGAAGTTCTCACAAAACGTTAATGAAGTTTATCCTACGTTTGACAGAGATAATCCAGTTGCCGATCCTACTGCTGCAGTCTCAGTTGCTGATAACGTTACTATCGGTCTTGTTAATGCTACTGATGGAGCAGTTCCACCCGCTAAAGATCCAAAATTATCTATTACAAAGGAAGCAATAGTATTCCTATTAACAGACACAGGTTGGACACAACCAGGTACAACACCAAACTATGACTCAGGAAACGAACTTCTCTCGAATGTGCAACTTACTGCACGAGCTGGCGATGAGGAGACCAGAAAAATCAAGATTCGAGAAAATAATGATGGAACAGTCGCACCGATCAATGTCGAGTTCCGACGTCACTCTATCCTCAGATCAGGTAATCACACATTTGAATACCTTGGTTTCGGACCTGGAAACTATAGTACAGCGTTCCCGCAAACCCAAGTTGAGACATTAACTCAAGAACAGATTAGATTCTCACAGTCCATTAAAGAAGAAGGAGGAGTTTCATTCTACTCTGGACTTAACTCTAACGGTGACCTATTCATTGGTAACCAAGTTATCAACCCTGTTACAGGTCAGATTACTAACGAAGACATCGCACAGTTAAACGTTGTTGGAGAAGAAAGCACAACGATTCAGACATTCTCTGAGTTGGTGCTGACTGATAAACTGACTGTAATCGGTGGAGCATCTAACCAGTTAGAATCTATCTTTGCAGGTCCTGTTACATTCCAAGGTTTAACAACCTTTACTAACAACCTTCAAGCAAGAAAGATCTCTTACTATAACCAAGATGGTACAGTTATCAAACAAACTCTGCTCGCACCTGCTGATGCAAGTGGACAACCAGACTTCTCTAATATCACAGGATACGATACACCTGCTGACGGTGACCTTGTTTATAATATTAACTGGACGCCTGGGAAATCTCTTGGTTGGATATACTACAATGGAGCATGGTCAGAGTTTGGTCTCACAGATACTGGTGAAATCAATATTGACACTTTCTCTGGCACTCAACATATTGGTATTGGTACTGCTGCTGTATCTGGATTCAGAGTTGGTATATTAGGCAGTGCTAAAGTCGATGGTGACTTAGTTGTTACTGGTAGAGGTGGTGTTGGTGCTGACAAGTATATTCCTAAAACATATACTGGTAATGG